AGAGTAAGGGGATCGGGGACGTGGACGCGGAGAAGTGCCCGGCACAGCGGCCAGCGGCCACCTGTCGCCTTCCCGGGTTGTTTAACTTAGGGAAAGCGGAGAAGCCGAAGAACGGGACCAAGCTCCAACAACTACTCGAAGAAGTCCGGGCCTTCGATCCAGACCCGGAAGCCCGACCGGAGAACCTGGAGGAGTTGTTTGGTTGCGAGATCCCGGGGTTGGAGGAGGCGTGCGCTCCGGCGGCTTATCGGAAACGCTCCGCCGCACTATAAAACGCATTCGAGAAGTGGGCGGAGAGGCCGCAGGTGCGACGATCTCCCCGGGGCCTGTACCTACCCCTTAACTCACGACTTCCACATTGATCGCCACGCTATGAATTGCCCCAGCTTCCTGGACAATCATCCCAATCGGAGGTCCGATCCGGGAAGCCCGGTCAGCAGCCGTCGATTGGCTGATGGGCGTCAGGATGACCTGGACAGCTTTGATCACGGTGACCCCAGACTTCTTCGTGGTGTCGGCCACTTCCCGGTCCGCGAAGGTGCCGTTGAAGGTGTACTGGTAGCCCGTATCCCGGCACGCATCCGCCAGGAGCATCTGCCCGGGGCGGGTGAAGGGGATCTTCTTGTTGCGGAGGAAGACGTTGAACACGTTGACCGACAGGTCCTCGGTGAAGTTGTCGAGGTTGATCACAGTGTCCATGAACCAACCGCTCTCCTCAGTGACCCCGTCGCGGTAGGTGCGGGCATTGTTCCCGATAGCGGTATAGGTGTTATACCCTTTGGCCTGCAATGCAGCCCACTGTGACTCCGAAAGCTGCACAGTTTCGATGCCGGGAAGAACTTTGAACTTGGCGGTGACTGTGCTGTTCTGCAGCAGGTAGTCAACGTGGAGCATGTAGGCCAGGATGGAGACGTCCGGATACCGCTGTGGATTATCATGGTAGATGCACACGACTCGCCGATTCCCGGTAGCCTTTACCACCGAACCAATGTCGTCGGTATATGCTGGATCGAGCGCTGTGATGTCGTTGGAGACAATTGGCATGATTGCAACCCGGCCCAGTGCCCATTCGGCAGCGATGGTCTGCGTAGCGACGTCACGGAGGGAAGCGCCAAGGCACCATCCGTAGATGTATTTGTCGCTCTGGTTCGCAGCGTTCTGAATGTTGGTCAGCTCGTCGGCGATGGTGCCTACCGTATAGCCATTCAATGCTTTGGCTCCGGTGACCGAAGTCATCTTCAACGCCGTTGCTGCGAGGGTTCCGCTAGCCGCTGCGATGGGAAATGCCATGGTCGCCACATCGCCCGTTCCGTCAGACGTGATCACGATTCGATCGTCGCCACCCGGGAATGTTCTCACCGCACAAGAAGCAAGTACACCAGCAGCGGTCAGCCGTGCTTCGATGACGGCTGCGATAGCGGCTTGCGTGGTACAATCGGTGAAGTCCATCCCTGTCACGTCAGTAGCAACCCCAGCGACCGTCACCTTCATACTACCGTCGGTGATTGCGGCAACAGCAGCGATCTCAGCAGCGGAAAGCTCTTTTCCTGCGACCAGCAAGCCCGGTTGGTTGGCTTCGAAGACCTCGCCAATAGCCATCGTCTGTGCACGAGGAGTCTGGGCAAAGAACGCTTGTGCTGCAAAGTGGGCTTCGGTGCCTGCGACGAAATCCGTCTCGACAGCAGACAAGCTGGAGTAGAACCGGACGCGATTGGCGTCAGGCAAGAAGCCCAAGCCCGAAGCAGCAAGACACAGGATGTTCAACATCGTGCGAGTTTCAGCTTGCGGTCGGCTCAGCGAGATTTGGACGTCCAGGCTGCGGGGCAGCGAGGAGTCGGCGGTTACATACGGCATGATTTACGCCTCCTCTGTTATGGGTATGGTGATGACTGTTTCTTCTTGGTCTTGTTTGACATGAGTTACTTCAATTGCAACAGATCCGATGTCAAAGATGTCGGTGTCGGTAAGCGGCAGTGGGCCAGCGATGTTTGACATGAGCGTGAACCGGACTTCGGCTCGCGGCTCTATGTCGGCTCTGAAAATGCTAGATATGTCCGTCGTACTGATTGCTCCGAGCAAGCTCGCCACATTCCAGAGATCCCACGATCTTTCCTCAAGCCTAAGTGCGTTCTCAAAACGAACAGCCGATTGGATAGCTCTGCCAACAGAGTCACTACGAAAGAACTCGACCCGGACTTCGAGCCTCTTCGTCCCCCATGGCACTTGTCGAAATAGCGGGGAACCGCCTTCGGCCCCAAGCTCCACATTTTCGACGACCGGTTGCTCGACCCCTGTGCCTTCCTGAACAAAGATTGTCGCATACGCTTCCTTGGGCTGGCCCTGTATGCCGGCCTTCCGCCACCACTTGCGTCCCGTTGAGCGCAGAACGACTGCGCCCAGGGCTTTGTATATTTCATCAATGGTGGTTAGTACGGACGGCATTTACTGTTGTCTCACATGGCGCTTTGCAAGGTATACCCGGACGCCTGCTTGCTGCGTCCAATCGGCTTCGTTCGATACACGGTAGTTTCTCCCACCATATACAACATCGCTTTGCTTCGTCTCGCCCTGGTCCTGGATGTGCAGCGTGCTCGAAGTATAAATACCAATGTCGCCATCGGAAACGCTACCACCGAAGATCTTTTCGAGCTGCCTGCTGTTCGAGGCGTCCACGGCGGCATCGATCGTCCTGCTGCCCAATAAAGTCTGCTTGTCCTCACCGTCGACAGTCTCAAACAGATAGTCCTTCACAACCACTTCGATCTCGAAGAAGGACAGGGCTGTTCGTACATGGTCGACGATGCTGATCATCTAGACCTCCTGGAGCGGACTACGTGAGTGACGCTGTCTTTCATGTGACCAGTGTCAATCAATGGGTTGCTGCTCTTCTTCTTTGCTATCGTTGCCGGGGCATTCGGTGGATCTTCCAGGGCGATGATTGCTTCCCTGATGCACTCCTGTGCCACCAACCCAGCTGCGTTCTGTAGTTTTTCAGCACCCTCAGCTGTCGTTGCTTTTGCAATCCCGGTGAGCAAGTCTTTTGTCTTCTCTGCGATAGCCGGTTTGGCTAATGCCATGAAGTCGCGCTGGGGAACTCCTACACCGTATACATGAGCGGCGGCAACGTCGATCACCGATGTTCCGTCCGGATATGCTTGGGCTTTACCTGCTGGAAAACCTACCGCTATTTCCTTCCCCGCTGCCTTCTGCAAGCCTTTTATCCGTTTGGCTAGGGCGTGTGGGTCTTTCCTGCGGATCGTGGCTGTCATGCCATGCACCCCGGAGTAATCACTGTATCGCGTAGACGGAGGAACTGCTGGCCGTAGACGGTCTTCATATACCAGTTGTCGGACTTGCTCTTTCCGTCCAGGCTGGGGGTACTAAAAGAAGTACTTATTCCTGCAGCGGAAACGCTGTTGACAGGGCCGACAGCGCCTTGAGCCGCCCCTTGTATGGATTTGTTGGCTGCGTCCGCGAGAACCAAGTTGTGCGCGGCGTCCAGGCCGACCGCATCGGAGTAGAAGTCACCCCAAGCTGTAGTGGACAGCAGACGGGTGCTCAGATTCAGCGCAGTCGCAACGGTGGGCTGGGCCACTGAGGCGAAGGCTGGGTACTGGGCGATGAATTCTGCGTATGTTGGGGCGACTTTGCTCATTTAAGAATCCGGCTCAGAATATCCCCACCGTGCCCTTTCTCCAACCTCTTCTTAGCGACATCTACTTCCTGCATGTTTCGTTCGATTTCTTTTTGGATCATGTCTGCTTTTTTATAATCTTTTTGGGCGTATGCTTGTTCTTTAGCAGATACCAATTCCCATTGTTTACTAAGGAGACGTTGGACCATTCCTGCTAAATCACCACCAGAAATATTCTCCAACCGCACCCCAGCATTCGCCATCTTCTGGTTCAGGTAGGCTTCCGCCTTGGCGCGGCCGTTCATGTACGGGTTGATGAACTGCTGGATTGCTTTCTTTGCAGCCTCCAGCGACGTGAACTTCTCCGGATTCTCTGCCCCGCCGGGAGTCAGGACGATAAAACGATTGCCCCGCTTCTCTACTGCGTAAGGAGGTTGGCGGTAGACGATCTCACCTGGAACCGCATTCAAAAAGGTAATAAGCGATCCGTTCCGGGAGAGAACAGGCACCCCTGCGCTTTTGGCTTCTAGCTCGGCGTCAGCTGCGTCTTGCATATCGACAAAGCGAACAACCGTCTGATCTCCTCGCTTTTCAACGACTTTGCCTACATAGCTTTTGATAATTGCATCTAGTTTATTTATAGACACCTGTTCCTCCTGCTATAAGGTTTCGAACATTCAAGAAAGACCAGGAACCGTTGGAAGCTCCTGGGCTTGTCTTCAAGACTCGAAACTTAGTAAGCGACCAGGCCCACAGCGTCAGCCGTGCTCTGATCGGTAATCCACACAACCGCGTCGTTGCCGGATTGGTAATGGACGAAATAATCCGTATACTCGACGAGCGATGCACCGGACTCCGTATTGTCAGAAATGCTTTCATGGAGACTTGTTCTCCTTTCTTAAAATTTGATGGTTACTACCCGATGGTGATGGTGCCTGCTCGGGTCTTGCCTTGGTCCAGGCCCGCTTTGGCGTACTGGCCTTCTTCCTGCTCGTTCCGCAGGTTCTCCGGGATGATCAGCTCAGTGCTGGTCGAACAGAGGACAGGCACCGGCCCGTTGTCAGTACGGACTTCGGCGAGCAGCCCTTTGTCGAGGTAGTGCTGGACAACGAGCATCTTCTTCCGCTTCTGCCACTCGTCTGCAGGGATCAGCGAAACCACCCCAGGGGCGAGGCGGAGGGGCGGAAGGACTGTGCCGTTGCCGTCGCGCATGGGGAACGTGATGCCACCGGTGTGGTGATTAGCGATGAGGATCATGCCGTCGGTACGAGGGGCGATGACTTCCGGTGCCCCGATGGTGGCTGCGATGGATGCGGCGTGGTCCTGGGCGTTGCGGATGATTTCGGCGGCAATAGCCTGGGCATCGGCAATGATCTTTTCCGCATCATCAGAATAAGCCTGCGACGGAGAAGGAGGGATATCCATGTCAGGGACCTCCGCCGCAGGAAGAAGGGTGTCCAATTTGGGCTCGACTACCGGACCTGCTTGTTTGGTTGTCTCAGCAGGCGGGGTAGCCTTCGAGGGTTCCGATTTCTGTCTTGCCATGACGAACTCCTTTTACTGTTTGGATTACAGGCCGTCGATATAGGCCATGCACATCGGGTAACGGACGTTGAACGAGCCGAAGATGTATTCAGCATACATCTCGACGCCGAGGGGAACCGGTACGGGCTGCGCGAGCTGGTAGGCTAGCGGGAACGGCAGGACGTAGTTCCGGGGATTCCACTCCATGATGATAGCCCGGTCGACGTTGCCGACGCCAGCTCTTTCGAGATACCGCAAGACTTTGATGTTGAGCTCTTTGCCTGTGGTCGCAGTGTAGATGTTGTTCTTCTTCAGGTAGTCGAGGGCCGAAACAGCAACCCCGACGGAACCTGCGCCGATGACGTACGCGGCGGTCAGCATGGCGAACTTGGCCGGGGGGAGGAAGACGGTGTCCGGCAGGTGGATCGTCTTGCTGTTGGTCCAGACAGCGGTAATGGCGTCGTTGATGTCCTTGACCCAGTCGTCGGGGCCTTTCCCGGCCCAGGCAACGGCGGGGATCTTGTCGACGGTCGGGTAGTCCAGGAAGGGGACGAACCCGGCAGCGGCGTTGCCGAAGAAGAACGTCCGCTCGATGTGGTACTCAGCGGCCTTCTTCATGATCTCGCCGTAGTCCTGCGCGAGAGCAGTCTGGTAGCCCATTTGGTAGCGGCGAGCTTCAGCGTTGGTCAGGGTAGCACCAACAGCGGCGTCGAGGATCGGCACAACCACCTGACCGACGACTTGGCCGACGCGGGGAATGTTGCGGGGATCGCCGTTGACGAACTGGCCCTGGCCTTTGACGTCGCGGGAACGGTAGACGAAGTTGGCAGCTCCAGGATTGATGTCGGTCTTGACGCTCTCCTCCGGGATGACCGTCTTCCACAAGATTTCCGGATAGAGGGCGTCGTATAATCCTGCCTCCACCTGGTCGAACACGCTGGTGATGAGTTCCGTTGCGGCGTTA